CTATAGAAGATGGTGTTGCCCCTTTGAGTTTAGTTCATGTTCTTAAATCCAGTGGTCGAACTAGCGAATATCTAGATAATTTTACATTGATACCTCAGTTGGTTTGTGATAAAAATAATTTGATATTGCAAGATATAGCGGCTGGAAGAATATTTCTTTCTGTGCCACATAAAACTAAATTTTCTCATTCTAAGCCTCACACTGACTTTAATGTTCCGCATTCTGTTTGTCTCTATTATGTTAATAATGCAGACGGCCCAACTGCGTTTTACAATGAAGAAGGTAAAATTATAAAAGAAGTTGAACCTAAAAAAGGCAGATTAGTTTTCTTTGACGGATTAATTACACATAGCGGAGGCATTCCTAGAAACGGTCCTCGGTGTATCGTCAATTTTGATATCATTACAAAGGAAAAATAATGAATGTACGTTTGGTATCCTATTCACAACCAACATCAGAATTTGCAAACATGGGCATCGCAGATGCGCAGGAACTCATTGCGTATTGCGCCCGTGTGTCCAATCCCAGCAATCAACTTAACACCGAGACATCAGAAAAACTCATCCGATACTTGGTCAAACACCAACACTGGAGCCCACTTGAAATGGTCTCCGCCTGTTGCGAAATTACCACAACAAGAGATATTGCAAGACAGATATTACGTCATAGATCATTCTCCTTCCAAGAATTCAGTCAGCGATATGCTGACCCTACTAAAGACCTGTCGTTTATACTGCGAGAAGCACGACTTCAAGACCCAAAAAACAGACAGAACAGTGTCGGAACGGATGACGAACGCTTACATAAAGATTGGGAACGTCAACAACAGCAGGTCATCGACTATGCCAAAAGCGCCTACGAATGGGCTATCGCTAAGGGCATAGCCAAAGAACAGGCTCGTGCAGTATTGCCTGAGGGATTAATAGAAAGCAAACTATACATGAATGGTACCTTACGTTCGTGGATACATTTTATTGAACTTCGTTCTGCTAACGGTACACAATTAGAGCATCAAGAAGTTGCTCGTGCTTGTGCAAAAGTAATTGCAGAAATATTTCCTTTAGCAGAAAGCCTTGTACAATGAAAGAAAAAGTTGATCAGTTTTGCAAAAACTACGAAATACAAATCGTAGATGATCAAAAACGCAGGGCCAGGTACCATCCTCCTAGATATTTTACAGATCCATTGCGAGCAGATATTATCAGCAAGGATTTTGTAGAATATGAAACAGAAAAAGTCTACACAGTTCAAATACCCGAAAGCAGATTTCGTGCTCTGGTAGAAATGGAGCAGAGATTTTTTGGCAACCATAAACACGGCTACAGCGACGCTGATATGTTTTCTATGCTCATGGAAAAAGAACGTGAAGAAAGTTGGCATCGTCAGTCAAATCCTGCTGTCCAAAAAGCCTATGAGCAGTATTCTATCATGCTCAACCTAGCAGGGTATCAAAGAAAGTTTTAAAATTGACTTCTCTACATTCTCATAAAGAAAACACCACTGTAAGATCAATAAAAGAATTGCATATAGAAGCAACTACTAGATGCCAACTGGCATGTCCCGCCTGTCCTAGAACATATGCCAAAGACAAATTAAAAATTTCTGATATCGATATCAATGTTGTAGTCAAATCTGCTAGAGAATTTAATTTAGTATACTTTTGTGGTGATCACGGAGATGCTATCTATCATCCAAATTTCATTGAGATAGTTCAACAACTTAAAACAAACTATCCCGGTATTAGAATCTACTTAGATACAAACGGATCAGGAAGAAAAATAGAGTGGTGGGCTGAGTTATCTAAGTTATTAGACAATCATGATAAAATCAATTTCAACATAGACGGTGTCGAATCTAATAATCATGTATATAGAAAAAACAGTAAATGGCAAAGTATCCTAGATGCATTAACAACTGTAAAAAGTAATTCAAAATGTCAAGTGTTTTGGAGATATATCGTTTTTAAACACAACGAAGACACAGTATTTGAAGCATATAAACTATCAAAAAAATTAAAATTAGATTCATTTACAGTTATAGAAAGCAATAGATACGATACTTTTGAATTTCTTAGACCAACAAAATCATTAAACGATATAGTAAGAGAACTAAATGATAGATCCAAAATGTAAATCCGATAACATCTTACCGTATATTAATGCAGAAGGTTTGTTTTTTCCCTGTTGTCTAATGGCCAACGAACCTGATCTAAGTGATTTTAAATCTCTAGTTGGGGGAGAAATCAGTAGTATTGATTTAAACATAGTAAGTATAGACAATGTCAAAAATAGCAAGGCTATACAGATATTGGAAAATACATGGGTTTCAGCAAATCCATTTCCGCCTTGTCAACATCATTGCGGAAAAAATAATAAGGAACTAGAATGACAGAAACACATCAAAGAACTATTGCAAGAACAATCAGTTATAGAATAGCAGCCATGCTGATCACTGCCCTGTGGACAGGATTGGGCGATGCTGTACTCATACATATAGTATTAGCAATCTTACATTATATTATGGAAAGAATTTGGTTAAAGATAGAATGGGGCAAAACCAAAGCATCTTGACAGGTTTCCTAAAAGATTGTATAATTAAAGTGTTCGACTATAAAGTCTGAGAAGGAATTGTAATGAGAGATTATTGGACATGCTCTCCATTTGCCGATTGGATCCGAGGTACTACTAAAATAAAGTGCGGTACTGGAAAAGAATGGGCAGAGTGGGAAAAGGCTGCTAAAGCCAAATATCCGATCCGTTGGTGGATCGCTGAAGAAGGTTTGGATAAAATTCAAAATGTTTGGTGCTGGATTCCAGAAAGGATCAATGATGTTAGATACTATGTTAACAACCGTTGGGTTACTCGCAGTCATGCTCTTACTGCTCATCCTAGGGATATCAAGCCTGGTGCTTGGTCAGATGTTGGGAACCGTTTTCTCCCATGTCTTTTTAATGAACTAGTTGATTTTGTTGAAATAGAACAGGCCTGGCATTATTGTGTCTGGAGCGATGGAGATCAGAAAAAATATGGTTACCCTTGGTGGCGCAGATGGTATCGCAACTGGCGTTCTCCCGAAGCAGGCATTGCTTATCTAGAATGGGCAATGACTCTAACTAACGAAGAGTTTTTGGAAGAAGGTGAGAAGCATCTGGCTGAGCCTACCTACCAGGCCAAGGCTGCTAAAGAAATACTAGAACTATATCGTTGGTGGAAGGAAGTTTATCCAAATCGTCCAGACGTTCATGATGTCAGCGGATGGACAGCCTACTGCAATCTGCGTCGTGAAAAAGGTTATCATCTCCTTGATATGGAAGATAAGACCACAGAAGAAGCCGAAATGTGCAAGACTGCTCTTGACAAGAGCCATGAGTTGGAAGCACAATACGAACAAGAAGACGAAGAAATGATGATCCGATTAATCAAAGTTAGACAATCACTATGGACTTAAAATGAAAAATTCTGCGTTTAGAACTTGGGTGAGAGAGTTATGGTACACTAATTGCGATGAGCACTTCGAAGCCAACTTGCCCAAATACACGCATGAAGAATATTTTCAAAAGTTTAAATGGTGGTTAAAACGAGAATACAAACATCAAAGAGATGAAGATGACAGAAAACAAAGAAGAAGAACTATATAACAAATACATGGCCTTTAATCAAATCATGTTAGAAGAATATGATGCTGTAGAAATTGCTGCCATCATGGCTATACAGGCTTTAAGTTTTTATAGAACTATAATGAACGAAGAAGACTATCTAAAGATAGTAGACAGCATCTACAGCAACCGACTTAATGTTAAAACTTTTGACGGACCATTTATACAATGAAAGCACAAGTACCAGCCGAAGGTATATTAAAAAGTGGAGATTGGGGTACTGCTAAATCCTATCAAGTAGTCTGTGGTTGCGGTCAACCCGATCACGAGCACAATGTTTGGGTTGAGGCTGAAGATGTGGGTATCAATGTCAACATATATGTAAATGTTAAATCTCCACTGTGGTCTATGAATAGATGGCAACAAATTTGGACCTTGATAACACGTGGTTATCTTCAGCATGAAACTACTATTACAATGAATGAACAGCAGGCGCTGAACTACGCAGAGACTATTAAATCCGCAATTAACGATGTCAAAGATTTCAAAAAGCCCTGACCGACATACCTTCCAAAAAGAAGGATATGTTAAGCGTCAGGCAGATGCAGGCGAACCTGTCAACGAAGATTATCTCAATCTTTTTGAAGAGATAATCAACGAACATAAACATAAGTTCAATAATCCACAACACAGAATCAACAATATGGAATACGATCTCCTAACCACTGATTGGATTTTGGAGAAAGTTCGTGTTGACGATGCATATGCTCAAAACTTATATGCAGCCATGTGCAACAATGGATTCATTAAGTTGGAAGTAATTCCTGTACTTAAAGGCGAGGAATGGGGTGCTTCGTGGCGTTCTGCTGGAGGCATAATCGCAGATATGCAACAAAAAGGTGATTACATAGATTGGTATTGTTCTGGTATCCAAGATGTTGGTTTGTACGATCACTACAAAGAAAACGAAGAACTTACCGAAGAACAATTGGCTGATTTAGAAATAACTAAAAGATATGTACCAGAAGGTTGCATAACCGACGAGATCCGGAATGATCTTCAACGTCTTGGTTGGGCGGTGGCGCCCGATGGAGATTGGAAAAAGTTTGTTTAACCTAATAGGAGAAAAGTGAACTAAAATGACCTGGGAACTGTATGAGGTCTGGTCCGACATCGACGGACACGAAGAATTGGTAGATACTACCAAAAGTAAAAAAGAAGCACAGGCACTAGCCAAAAAAACTCTAAATGAGGGTGCTGATGAAGTTTGGATCTACAGAGAAACCGGTGCCGGTGACTACGAAGAAATTGAGCGGTTGACATTGTGACAAAATGGTGTTATAATATACATATACTGAAACAACTAGGAGCATACAATGGCAACTAAAACTCGAGTTACTAAAAAGGATGTAGCAGAACATCGTGCCAAACAGGCACGGGATCTTAGTCCAAAGTGGGACGGACATGAGTCATGGGATGAGAATCAATTTTTGCGATTCTTCCATGTTGCTATGAATTACTATCGTCTCGAGTTCAACGGTCGCGATCTCAAGCCCAAAGTCATTAATTGGATGAGCGCCAACGGTTATACCAAAGATCAAATTAAAGCATTTAAAGATACTAAAGATTTTCGTTGTAATACTACCATGGGTTCTATTGCAGCCAATCTTTTGCGTGGAATGCCTCCTGTTCGAGCAGACTTCAACGATGGTAAAAATACTGCGCAATGGCTGATTCAAGAAATTTCAACCGTGATCCAAAATGGTAAAAACGATGTCGAACCAGAAGTCATTGAAGAAAAAAATACCATGCCCGTGGTTTCTATACAAGAAAGAGTACGGGAAGCCACTTTTGGAATGACTGAAGAGATCGAAGAGACTATTGAGTCCTTTTCAGTAGATCCTGAATCATTTGATCCTAAAGCATTTAAAGTTTTAAATCTACTACGTGGCAAACAGGTTAAAGCCGCACACGCTCGAATCATCAAAGACTTTTATCAGCGTCAGTATGATGAATATCTAGAAGTGCAAGAGGGCAAATGCGATCAACTCAAAGAAGCGTACAGCCATCTGTCTAAAGTACAGATCAAAAAAATCACTGTATTTTATCACGAAATTATCTCAGCCTGCGATATGCTTATGCAAGAAGCCAAGGTCAATCGTAAGCCTCGTGCTAAGAAATCTAAGCCCGTAGAAAAGATCGTAGAAAAACTCAAGTTCCTTAAACAAGACGAAAAACTCAAGTTAGTTTCTATTGCTCCTGCTGATATCGTAGGTGCTAAAGAACTTTGGATTTACAACACCAAAAGCCGCAAGTTAGGCAAATATATCGCTGGAGAATTCAACGATCTTGGTGTAAAAGGTACTTCAATCACAGGATTTGATGAGATTAAATCTGTGCAAAAAACCCTGCGCAAGCCAGAAGAACAACTTAAAGAATTTAAAAATTCTGGAAAAGTTGCTCTGCGCAAGTTCCTAGATGATATCAAAGCCGTTGATATTAAACTTAACGGACGAATTAACGAAGATACTATTCTGCTAAAAACACAATAATGTTTGTGCTAGAGTTTGATAAATACTGGTATGAACAATACCAATCTCGATCAAACTCTAGCAGATCTTAACAAAATAATTAAAGATCTGGCCGAAGCGGCACACCAGCCTGTTGCGCAAGAAGTAACACAGTTCCTTGAATTTCGTGCTAAAAAGGGCGAAAATAACAACGGCAAAGGTGTTATATGGAGTGGCGACGGTTATACAAAACAGTTCGTTTTCAGCACAGGTCCTGACAAATTCTTTTCTTCAGAAAGCATCGATCTAAACAAAGGCAAAAGCCTAAGCATTGGCGGTGTTAAAACTTTAGATGACAAAGAACTAGGGTCTAATGTTACCAAAAGTAATCTACAACAAGTAGGTAGATTAAAAGGACTGATCGTAGACGGTTCAGTAAGTATTAATCAATATCTGATTTACAATGCAGCCACTGATCGTTTAGGACTAGGTACTGAAGCACCTAATGCCGCATTTAGTGTTGCAGAGATGGGCATTGAAGTCATGGTGGGAACTAACGATGACTTTCACGGTATGGTTGGCACTCATGCGTCTACCGACTTTGATATTGTCACTGATAATACTACAAGAATAAATGTTGCTGCCAACGGTAACATACTACTTGGTAATTTTAATAGAAATCCCATACAAGTTTCAATCAATGGTAAACTTGCTATAGGTGTTAAAAATCCAGATCCTAATGTTGATCTACACGTTGCTGGACCAGTAAGATTTAATAATCATTTACATACCTACGGTGCAGCACCTCCTAGTGAAGGTACACATCAACTAGGTGACATTGTTTGGAACAGTGCCCCTAGAGTAGGTGCCGGTATTGGTTGGGTATGTCTAAGAGCAGGTAGCCCAGGCGCTTGGTACCCATTCGGCGAAATCAAAGAAAGAGGTTAATATGCGAGCCCTAGTGATAGGGAACGGCGAAAGTCGACGCAACATCAACATCAGCAGTTTTCAAGATCATACATTGATCGGCTGCAATGCCTTGCACAGAGATATTACTGTAGATCATCTTGTCTGTTGCGATCAAAGAATGGTCCGCGAAGCCGTTGAAAATCCCAATACCATAAACACTACCATTTATGTAAGAGACCTCTGGTATCATTATTTTAGAAAGATAAGAAAAAACAAAAATATTAGTCTTGTGCCCGACCTTCCTTATAATGGAGATCGGAGACATGATCAATCCATACACTGGGGCAGTGGTCCGTATGCAGTACTATTGGCCTGCGTTTTAGAACACAGAGAAATTTCTATGATAGGCTTTGATCTTTATGCCAAAGAAGATCGTGTCAATAACATATACAAAGGCACCCCCAATTATGCTAAGTCGGAATCATCTCCAATTGATCCTGCATATTGGGTCTATCAGATAGGAAAAATATTTCATTACTTTCCAGATACTCAATTTAATATCTATAACTATTCCAGTTGGCAATGCCCTTTAGATTGGCAAAAAGAAAATGTCCAGTTATGTCATATTGACATTGACCTTAATGTAAATATATCTTATAATAGTTCAACAGTGGTCTAAGACGTTCACCCCACTTTAAATACTCTGCATGTCATCAAACTTGCTACCTATATAAAGGAGACTAGAGATGGCAAAATATCTTTCAACAAAAACTTACGGCAACGACCGCGGACTTTCATGCTGTTTTAGACAGTGGCGTTCAACACATAGTCATTGCTCATTACTACATGGATACTCAATTGGTATCAAACTCATATTTGAATCCGAAACACTAGATGATCGTAACTGGGTTATGGACTTTGGCGGACTCAAAGCATTCAAAGAATGGTCAGAGTGGCAGTTCGATCATACATTGGTCATCGGCAAAGATGATCCAGAGCGTGGAACATTTGTAGAACTAAACAAAATTCAAGGCGGCTTTAAAAACATGGGCATCATTGATCTACGTATTGTAGACGGTGAAGGCTGTGAAATGTTTGCCGAATTAGTATACAAGACTATGAACGAAATCTTAACTGCATATCAAGAAGGCAGAGGTTGGACACACCCTGATGGTCGTGTGTTTGAAGCTCGCTATCCAGTAGGTGCAGGCGTTAAACTAAAATCTGCTGAAGTATTCGAACACGCAGGTAATTCTGCAATATACGAAGGATGAATAGTTTTGAACGTATATGGGCTCGGGCAACTGGGCACCTAATGGGACAGACAGACGAAGATCGTCCAGATGTTCCTATTCTCACTTTACGAGAAGCACGTATATCATTATTCTTAAAAACATTCTGGGTAATCATTCATGTGATTACCTGTCTGTTTATTATTGCCAACGTCATTAGACACTGGTAAATATTTTATGCGTACATTTTCAATCAACAAAATAGTTGCCGGTAATGAGAATAAAATTTTTCTCATTGCTGGGCCTTGCCAAATAGAAAGTCAAGATCATGCAGAACAAACTGCAGGTTGTATCAAAGAAGTCTGCGATGAGTTAGATATTGATCTCATCTACAAAAGCAGTTTTGACAAAGCCAATCGATCTAGTATTAATACCAAAAGAGGTATAGGTATAGACGAGGGTTTAAAGATACTTAATTCTATTAAACACGAATTTGGTATTCCTGTGCTTACAGACATACACGAAAGTTATCAAGCAGAATTATCAGCAGATGCAGGTATAGATGTACTACAGATACCAGCATTCTTATGTAGGCAAACTGATTTATTATTGGCTGCAGGCAAAACTAATTGTGCAATTAATGTCAAAAAAGGACAATTTCTTGCACCACACGATATGAAGAACGTTGCAGAAAAGATTGCCTCAACTGGCAATCATCGTATTATGTTATGCGAAAGGGGATATACTCATGGATATAATAATCTTGTTGTTGATATGCGTAGCCTACCTATTATGGCAAGCACCGGGTATCCAGTGGTCTTTGATGCCACACATTCTGTTCAGCAGCCTGGAGGCATGGGAGAACGATCCGGCGGTGATCGAACTATGGTCCCATACTTGGCGAGGGCGGCTGTAGCCACAGGATGTATTGCTGGTGTGTTTATGGAAGTACACGAAGATCCTGATTCTGCTCCCAGCGATGGACCCAATATGATCAAACTCAAAGATCTCAAAGAGGTCTTGGAAAAACTCGTAGATATAGATAGAATAGTTAAATTATAAATGAATTATGACAGGGGGCTCCTTAAAGAAACATTAAGTAAGGAGCAGTGGAGACATTTCAAAAGAACTGGCGAACTTCCTGAGAAGTTCGTTGTTCCATCTATTGAACCCGATCCCATCATCACAGACATTAAGGAACATATTACTGTTCTCTGTGTGCGGTTCGGTACAAAGTACGGACCCGAATACGTAGAAAAATTACGTAACATGGTTGCAAGACATCTCACGGTGCCTTATGAATTCTGCTGTCTCACTGACGATCAAACCCCAATAGAAGGCGTGACTTCAATAGTAAGGCCCAACGAAGGCTATCCTAAAGGATGGTGGCATAAGGTACATATGTTTGATCCAAGCCTTGGACTCAAAGGCAGAGTTCTATATATGGATCTAGATGTTATTATACACGCAAACATAAACAAACTAGTTGCCAATCAAGGTAATCAGTTTATGGGTATTAGAGATTTCAATCGTAAATTTAATCCCACTTGGAATATACTAAACAGTTCTGTCATGAGTTGGCCTGCAGGGCTTCATCCAGATATCTACACCGTTTTCAAAACTGATCCAAAAAAGGCACAAAGAATGCACGGTGATCAAGATTGGATCTGGCATGTGGCCAAATCTCGTATTACATTTTGGTCCGACAGATGGATACAAAGTTATAAATGGGAAATTCGGGATCGCAGTGAAATTCTGTACAGCGGAAATAAACGAGTATTCAAAACTACAAGAAACGTGGCTATACCTAGAGACTGCTCAATTTGTGTATTTCACGGAGATCCAAATCCTCACGAAGTTCAAGATCCATATGTGCTTGACAACTGGCGATAAAGATGTTATACTTACAGTATGACATTTACTACACACCAAAGTCAAATTCGTACAATCAAACAAGATGATCCTAGGTTTCATATTGTTGATAAGTTTATTCAAGCACCTCGAGCAGGATTTGAAATCAATCAACGTATTCCCTACGAATATAAATTGATTTTAACAGAATGTCTCGATCGTGGCTGGATTAAACCCGTAGCGTATATGACTGAACGAGAACTTCTTATTTCAGGATTATCTAATGACTAAACGAATTGGCTTTGCCTGCAAATGGATCGACCGTCCTGATCAAGTAGACGGCATTAAACCCAAAGACGACTGTAAGAAATATAATACAGGTGCTACAACTGTGGCTTGGTTAAATAGACAAACCAAAGATGCTGCCTGCGATCGACTATGGTTGTTGATGGAACAAAATATAGAATCGTGTCGACTATTGGTCGAACGAGTAGGAGAACTAGATGAAGATCTTAGAATGGTACGACTCAGTAGTGATATACTACCTGTCTACACTGAGCCAACTTGGGGCTGGTTTTGGCGGTTTCCCGATGTTAGAGCATATTGTGAAAGAGGATTTAAGCAGATCGGAGATGTGGCTAGGTCGCGTGGCGTTCGGTTGTCTTTTCATCCTGGCCAGTTTTGCGTGTTGGCATCTGATAATCCAGATATTGTAAATCGATCTATCGAAGAATTTGAATATCACGTTGATATGGCTCGATGGATGGGCTATGGTCAAACGTTTCAGGACTTTAAGATCAACGTTCATATTGCAGGTCGACAAGGCCCGCAGGGCATCGTTAACGCACTAAGTCGTATGACACCCGAGGCTCGTAATACCCTTACAATCGAAAACGATGAAATGACCTGGGGCATTGAACACAGCCTCGAACTAGTTGACCATTGTGCTTTGGTCTTAGACATTCATCATCATTGGATTAAAACTGGAGAATATATTGAACCATCTGACGACCGTGTTAAAAGGGTTATTGATAGTTGGCGTGGTCGGCGTCCTGTCATACATTATAGTGTATCACGGGAAGAGCATCTTAATGATCATCCCAGACACATCCGTCCCGATCTTCGGACGCTACTAGAATCCGGACACAAAAAAGCAAAACTCAGAGCGCATTCAAACTTCTACTGGAACACAGCAGTGAATCAATGGGCACTGAGTTTTAGGGATAACTTCGATATGATGTGCGAAAGCAAGGCTAAGAATCTAGCGTCATTCGCACTATACGAAGAAGCCAAAGGTATTACTTTGCCTGTGGCTTGCGACCGCGAGTTGGTGCTACTTTCTTAACAGTTTCTTTGGCTTTAGCAGTTGTTTTTTTGGCAACTGTTTTAACCTTTTCTGTAACGACCTTTACGTCGGCAGCATCAACCTTACCGTCCTTGTTAACATCTGCAGTTTCTTTAGCACCGCAGACAACATTTTGGACAGCAGCCTTAACATCGGCAGAGTCTACTTTGCCGTCATTGTTTACATCCAATCCTTTGGAACTGCGATTGTAATAAATGAAAGCACCGATAACTGCTACGGCGATTGCTAAAAGTACGATTTCCATGGTTAAATCTCCTTGTGGATTATTTATACGGTAAATATTAGACCATGCTACATTTTATTAAAAGTTTAACAGAAAACACAGACAAAAGAGAATTGTATCAGGAAAAGTTAAAGTTTGATAAAACTGAACTAGAGCCTGTTATGAGCGAAGCCACTATCAAATATCATTATGATGGTTTGGCTGCAAAGTATTCGGAACGCTATAACAAAGGCGAAGGAGATCCCGATTTTAACTACGGCGGTGCTATTTTACACAATATCTTCTTTGCCAATCTAACCCCTCCTAGAGCAGCAAATAAACCCGAGGGGATCAGTAAATCTATCATAGATGATGTCTACGGTAATTTTGATAAGTTTAAAGAAGCCGTTGAAAAAGAGTTTATGGCAGCCCAAGGATCAAATTGGATTTACATGGATACCACAGGCAAACTGCATACTATTCATAATCACGAATACAAAAAAGAAATGAAAATTGCTCTGTTAATCGATGCGTGGGAACATGCATGGGCATTAGACTATCAACAGGATAAAGCCAAATATCTACAAAACATTTGGCGAATTATCAATTGGGAAGTTGTCGATATTAGACTAGGAGTATAAAATGGCATACAGCGATAAAGTAATTGATCACTATGAAAATCCCAGGAACGTTGGATCTTTTGACAAGAGTGATACTGATATCGGTACTGGTATGGTTGGCGCACCTGCTTGCGGTGACGTTATGAAACTACAGATAAAGGTGGATCATGATACAGGTATTATTACAGATGCAAAATTTAAAACGTATGGCTGCGGATCGGCTATCGCGAGCTCGAGCCTCGTTACAGAGTGGGTCAAAGGCATGCACATCGACGAAGCAGGAACAATCAAAAACTCCGAAATCGCCGCAGAACTAGCATTACCCCCAGTAAAGATACATTGTTCAATCCTAGCAGAGGACGCTATCAAAGCGGCCGTAAATGATTACCGTAACAAGCACAGCCAGTAATCAAATAGAAAAATTGCTGGAAAAAAGAGGTAAAGGCAAAGGTATCTCTATAGGCGTAAGAACCACAGGATGTTCTGGACTGGCCTATACTCTAGAATATCTAGACGAAATAAAAAATCTAGAACCTGGATATACAAAGTTATTTGAAAAATTCTGCGTTTATATTAATGAAAGACATCTTCCCTATTTCACAGAACTAGAAATAGATTATGTTAAAAACGGACTAAACGAAGGTTTTGAGTTTCGTAATTCTGCAGAAAAAGATCGTTGCGGCTGCGGCGAAAGTTTTAGAATCTAATGTTTGCCTACAGGCCAGTCTAGACTAGCAGGCATATCCCATATAATTTTACGCTCGGCACCTTTGCGCTGTGCAAATCGTTTGCTATCACAATTAGAGCAACAGTGAAAATAATTGTTGCTTAGTCTTCTATGATCTATATTTTTTAGATCTCTTTCAAATATTTCGTCGCAGTTGTCACAACGAAATTCCACTACTATCTTTTCCCTCAAATAGCAGTGTTCTACACCTAGTTTACTGATCCTAGTGTATTGATTCTTAATTGTTTTTTTATTTAAGAACATAAAGTATTTACATTCGGCTTATAAAATTTATTGGTAAATACTAGTTGAAACCATTTACTAGGGTAAATTATGGCACGTAAAATCATTGATATTGGTGTTGTCGGCAATGACGGCACAGGCGATAGTATTCGCGATTCGTTTAGAAAAGTTAACGACAACTTTAGAGAACTGTATAGTTCGTTAGGTCTTGGGGAAAAACTTACCTTTATTGGCTTAGACGATACTCCGATTTCTTATTCGGGACAGAATGATCCTGCCACAGGCAATACTCCTGTCTTAACTGTTAATAATACAGCCAACGGAATACAATTTAAGAAAATAATGGCCGGTTCTGGTATTGCTTTAGACTTTACCACTAACCCCAATGAAATAACTATTAGTTCTGAATTTTCACAGGTAGTAGGTGATTCCAGTCCTCAACTAGGCGGAGATCTCAGTGCTAGGTCAGGCGGTCAACAACATAGAATAGTAGACTTAGGTACAAATGTATCGCCGTTATTACCCGTATACGAACACGAAGCAACTAGCAAAGGATACGTTGATACTAAGATCAGCAAGGCAGGAACTAATGCTATAGATCCTAGAACTGGTCTAAATGACACTTCATTTGGTGTAATGACTGGTCCGCTTATTCTAGCACGTGATCCTTTGCCCGATGACGACAATGTTTACGACGGATTAATTGCTGCCACTAAAAGATATGTGGATAATGCTGCGTTTGGTAGTTCAGTTAACTTATATGTTGCTACCAGCGGAGAAGATGAAAGAATTGGTGTATCACCGGAGATACAAGGTCGAGCATTGGCCTACGCTTATAGAAGCCTAGAAGCCGCCCTAAAACGAGCAGAAGAAATCATGCTCGAATCAAGATTAGAAATTGGACCTTATAAGAAAATATTAACCTATAACAATGGTGTTAGTGAGTGTACACTAGAACTTATAGATGACGCTCCTAGTGCTGGAGCAGGTTTCAGCGGTCAAGTATTAATGAGTGTGGACACCATAGAGGTCAGTTATACTGGTGTTAACTATTTGCCCGGAGATATTATTACCCTAGCAGGAGGCACATTTGTCGAACCTGCTAGATATGAAGTATTATCAACTACAGATACTCCCGGTGGCGTATTAACAGTTAGACAATTAAGTTCTGGTGTTTATACAGTACTGCCAGGATCAACATCAGTTGATACTACCAGCGACAGTGCGATACCCCATCCCGATCTTGCTGATAGAGTAAAGTTCAATGTAACTTACAAAGTAAACAATGTTCAGGTAATATCCGGTGGTAGCGGATACGGACTTGTATCTGTTCGAATTGTAGGCGGTGGCGGTAGTGGATCTTTTGGCACTGCTGACGTAAGTGGTGGAGTAGTACAAAGTATTACCATTACTGACCAAGGTTCCGGGTTCGTAACTTTACCTGTGGTACAGGTTAGTTTGCCTAGATTTTACTCACAGCGGAGAACTAGACAGTGGTGGTAGAGAGATTTTTGACGTTGATATCAAATACGGATCATTCGAAATAGGAGAAGTTATTGCCTACGGAGATGTGGCCAAAGACACGCACATTACTGTTTTAGTCGAAAGCGGCATATACTATGAGAACTTGCCTTTACGAGTGCCTATTAATACTTCCATTGTTGGAGACGAATTTAGAAGATGCATTATAAGACCCAAACCCGGCATAAGTTCTAGTCCCTGGGCGTTTTTAAAATTCCGCAGAGACCTTACTATAGGTGAAGCAGGTATTGATCAGATCACTATCGCAGACAGATTATTTGGTTGGCACTATCTAACTGATTCTTCTCAGGCAGTTTATCCTTTGATCAATAACAAAGGATTTTATAGATCAGCAGCACAACTATTAGTATTGAATAGATTCTTCTTACAAAAAGAAGTAGTAGGTTGGATCCAAAATCAAGTCACAAATAATATTGCTCCGTTCACTAGTTCATTTACCTATTCTTCTTCTACATGTGAAAGAGACGTTGGACTACTAATAGATGCCATGGTGTTTGATCTTCGCTACGGTAGTTCAGATCGAACAGTTAGTGCTGCGCTAAAATATTATTCTAACGCCAGTGGTTTGATAGCCATTGGCGCTCAATTAGATGAAACCAAAGCAGCCATACGCAGATTAGGTGTATTGGCACAGGCAGTGATTCGAAATGTTGAAATTACAGAAAGATATCAACAGACATTCCCTCAGATTGTTGACGGTGCTTACATTGCAGAAACTGGTGTAGGTGGAACATCGTTTAATATTAACGGAGCAGCATTAGCCGATCCTGTTGTAATTACAACAGCGGTTGGACACGGATTGATCAACGGAGATAATATCATTATCGACGATGTTGGTGGAATGACTGAGATTAACGGTAATGATTATTTTGTTTCTGTACTAAGTCCCAACGCATTTAGATTGTATAATGATTCGGGACTAACTGACGGCGTTGACGGAACTAACTTTAGTTCTTATACTACCGGTGGTACTGCTTATAACAATGGCGGCGTGATTGGTGCATTAATCAACGTTATCATTGATGTTATAGATGAATCTGGTCCTGGTCTAGGCAGTGTAAACACTCCTAAGAACAACGACCAAATGGATGTGTTCCTATGTAACGATTCTGTGAGATTCCAGGCTATCACCTGCCAAGGTCATGGCGGATTCTTTATGGTATTGGATCCTGCGGGACAAATTCTTGCCAAGTCTCCGTATGCACAAGAGTGCGCATCGTTCTCTAAGAGTACTGGTAGACAGACATTTGCTGGTGGACAATTCATTGACGGCTTTACTGGTAACATAAAATTTGAATTGCTAGGAAAAAGAGAACTCGGAGTATCAGGAATGATCTCCGGTCGTCAATACACTATCAAGACTGTAGGCACTACCGACTTTACTACAATAGGTGCCACTGATAATAATATAGGCACAGTGTTTAGATACAACGGCGTATTAACATCTGGTACTGGCACTGTAGAAGATAACAGTTTCTTATATGTTGCAGGATTAGATAGATTCCCTCAATTACCAGCTATGTAAGAGATTATACATTTAGTGTAACAGGTTCTACAGCATCATTTGTATTAGATGAAGCCACTCCTTGGCCGTTTGGGGTTTTCTCTTATGATGAATCAATATGCTTCCGAGATGTTGGATTTATTATAGAAGGTTTAGGTAATGATATAGTTTTTGGTACAAACTACAATCAAAGAAAATCAGGTCTAACTTATCGACAGGCCAATGCACAGGTAGTTATCGATGATCAACTTGAACTCACAGCCAGAGCCATTTCATTAGCACACGATCTAGCCGTAGAAGTATTATCTGGTTATCCTGCGGCTCAATCGGTCGCTGAAACTAGCCAATTGGTTTTAGATAATATTATACGAAATGGTGTAACTTTTGCTCCGGGATTAACTTTTACCAACCCACCGGGATTGCCGTCTAATCGTATCAATGCCAAAGCACTGTTAATTCCAAACATAGATTATGTTGTTGACGAAACTGTAGGCTGGATAGCCTCGCAGGTTTCATCTAATACTCCGCCATTTAGTACTACCTATACCTATGAACAAGATAGATTTAGAACCAATTTAGCATATCATATCGAAGCATTGATATATGATATAACTTATGGTGGAAATAGTCAAACTAGATTAGAAGGTATTAGATACTGGGACGGAGTAGGTTCTGCAGTTTCATTACAAATTCCTGCAGGCGAACAAACACAAACAGCAGCAGCACTCAATTATGCAAGATATCTAATTAAGCAGGTAATATTAAATTTACCACCTGCTGTGTCCTACAGTGCGACTCCGAGAATTACAGGCACAGCCAGTGATGTAACCATACAGAATGAAGTAGAAGTATTGTTTGCAGAAATCAGTTATGTTTTAGTTAATGGTGTTTCTGTGGCTGCAACAGAGGTGTTACCAGATCTCAATGCCTATGCATATTCAACATCATTGAAAACTGCTAGAACTACTTTATTGGCAGAAAAACTTGACATCCAAAATGGTGTTATAGATTTTGTAGATGCAAATGCTAATATTTACGAAGTGTTAATGCCTGGTAACAGAAGTATGCTAGGTAATGACTTCACACAAATTAATGATCTAGGATACGGAGTTGTTACTACCAACGGTGGCTTGGCTGAAGAAGTTTCAATGTTTACCTACTACTGCCATATTTCTTATTATGCAGTAAACGGTGGTCAGATTAGATCAGTAGGTGGATCTAGTGCGCACGGTAATTTTGCTTTGGTCGCTGAAGGTGCAGATCCGTTAGAAGTTCCAACCCCGATAACAATATATCACGAACTGGCACAAGGTGCAACAGTATATGCTCCAAGTCCCACTTATTTTAATGCGCTTAAAGGACTAATTCTTTACGTTAACAATTTTTCATATGATCCATTGGATCGAGGAGAAGTTGAAGTTGACCACGGTCTAGGTTCTATATATAGATATCCTATCGCTACTGCAGAAACAGGCGGTGATTTACCTGTAGGAGTTTGTAAACTAAGTTTACAAAGTTCTGAAGGTGCAGGTGTTGAGGGATTGGTCGCTGTTATTCCCGATGGAACTCTAGTAACTATTCGTCAAGGAACACAAACAGTATTAACTGGTGATGTTGTAGACGTTGCTGTTAGACCGTCCACTGGTATGGTCTTAAGAGAATCGCCTACTGTTTATCGTATTTTACAATTTGATGAGTATCAAGACCCTGCCGGTTCAAGAACATTTACGATCAATATCGGCAGCCCTGCAGTAATTACTAGAGCGTCTCATGGACTACAACCAGATTATCAAATCAGTTTAGTTACTACAGGATCTTTACCAACAGGTGTTAATCAAGTTGATATCTATTATGTTCTAGCAGATGGATTTACTGCTAACAGTTTTAGAATATCTGATGTCAAGCGCGGTACTCCTATCAGTACTTCAGGAACACAATCCGGAGTACACAGTTATTTTGTAGAAGGTCTAGCAAGAACCACACTACGTGAAAATTATAACTACGTCGATTTATCTATTTGGCCATCGCAGCCATATGTAAGCGGATCACAGATCTGTACCATATCAATCGCCAGTCCGGCTGTGGTAACGTTAACTAGTCATGGATTTGTGGCCAATGATGTAATAAAGTTTGAAACAAATGGTGCATTACCATCCGGAGTCATTTCCGGTGCCCATTATTTTGTTAAAACTGTATTAGGCCCTGATACATTTACTATTACCAGAGAATCCATTTCAGGTTCAGTGGCTGTAGATACCACTGGTTCACAGAGCGGTACTCACAGTGTTGGTAAGATCATAGGTAGAGTTGGTGATGATACTTTTGCTGTCGTACCATTAGGCGGCGATGAAAAAGAAAGAGTTCTTAATACACTGTTAGTTTGGAAGGGTATCGAATACGAAATCGTAGCCTATAACGACGAAAATATTACTGGTCAGGCCTATGCTACGATCACTTTAGATCTACCGTTAGTTGATGATGTGATTTATTTCACCGCATTACCTTCTCTTAAATCCGCCGTGCCTAAAAATGAACCTGGTACACTAACCATACGTATTGGTTTGACAAGGGTTACATCTCATGATTTATTAGACATCGGTACTGGTTCATATGCTGACACAAACTATCCAAATGAAATATTTGGACCACCAGTTAACGCATATAACCCTGGTCAAGAAGTACAAGAACGTGGAGTAGGTCGTGTATTCTATGTGACTACTGACCAATTTGGTAACTTCTCAGTAGGTCCATATTTTAGAGTTGACCAAGGTACTGGTACAGTTACTTTTGCTGCTTCTATTGCGTTGAGCAATCTAGATGGCCTAGGTTTCAAACGAGGAGTTCCTATCAGTGAATTCTCTACTGATTCTGGAATGTCTGACAATGCCACTGATAGTGTACCAACAGAGAACGCCACTAGAACTTATATAGAAAGGCGATTAGGTATCTCACACACTGGGGCTATAGTACCAAATACTACTTTAATTCCGTCT